TTTATATACTAACCTTTTCTGAGAAAGTACAGGCTTTATTCTAGCTTTTAGTGCTGGACACTGCTCTACCATATCCACCGCCACATCAAAAACAATGGAGGCTTGCTGGCGATCAGAAGCACAGCCATACACCTCTCCACCATGCTCATAATCACCACAAGTAAGTAGTAAAGCTACTGCTGCCGCAAGTTCAGACTTTCCTTGCTTTTTAGCAATTTCAATATAGGCTGTATTGAACTGACGATAGCCGTTCGGCTTCATAACACCAAACACATCTCGAATAATTTGCTCCTGCCAGTCGATTAGTTCAAATGACTGTCCATACCATTCTCCCTTAGTGTGTTTTAAACAATTT